CTTCGCTCGGGGGCGCCTTAGGCGCCCTATTAAATAATTATATAGGACATTCTTTAAAATTCTTACCGTAACTGATGCGGTTTTGTCATATAAAAATATTGTTTATATTACCATTAGGGCGCCGGAGGCGCCCCCGACCGAAGGGAGGGATCCCCAGTTCTCGAAAATAGAATTGAAAAAGGTAGAAGAATTCTTTTTATAGGACAATTTAAAATAAAAATCCGAGAACCAACGAAAATAGTCATATAAAAAATGTTTATATATGACTTTATAAAATAACAAACCGCACCAGTTTTGTTAAGCGAAGGAGGGGTCGTAGGGGAACCATGGGTTCCCTACGTTTTCCAATTCTTACCGCAATCCAAACACGTCACGAAAATGGTGGCGGGTTCATCTGCCGACCTCGTCTGTAACTCATAATAAGTACATTTTTTCGACCTACATTTCTTACAAGTAAACATATCCGTCGAGGCCTCGATATTCTTCGCGTACTTCGATTCATCCCGCTTCTTCTTCTGTTCCAAAAGCGTGGACCAGCGCCCCATATTCATCTCCTGATGTGTCATATAGATATATCTCTGAGGGGTCAATTCCCCTATGAGGATTTGATCCGCGATTTCCCTAGAGAAATTCATGAATGCGGTTCTCGCACGTTCGATATATAAGACGACGAATGCGGGGTTCTCCCATTTTTTTATAATTTTCTTCGCACCAGATTCTTTGATGGCCCAATTGAAAATAGCGCGTTCCATATTAATGGCTACTTTTTCTTCGAAAGCACCATAGTTGGCGATCTTCTGATTCAATTTATGGGACATATTTTTACGGAATACTTCGGGGTTCTCGATTTTCGTTGTCATATAGAATGATTTATTATGTTAACCATCGACGGTATTTTTAAATCAATTTTTCTTTATTATCCTATGTGGGTATCCATATGAGGGGAATAGGGTTAATTCCGTGTAATTTTTATTTGCGATATAGTCGTCCACATATCGATTGATAACGGGATCATTCGTATCATCGATGATAATGGTACCACCGGATTTTACGAGAATATCCGCATTCTTCATATCATTCGAAATACATTCTTCTGTATGACCTCCATCTACATGTACTAGATCATATTGTCCTATAGATTCAGGATTAAGATTGATCCATTCGGGCATGATGATAGTAGAATCGCCTTCGATATATTCGAATTTCACATGGGGAAATTTCGATTTTATATATTCATAACAAGGTCGGGTATAAGGGTGGTGTGCTATATCGAAAATCGTATATTTGACGGGGGTCTTTTCGCGACCTAATAAAATGAGCATAGTAGAGTGTCCAGCGTTGAATCCGATTTCGCATATTGTAGGACCGGCCTGTTGTCCCATAGAGAATAAATTCAATTGTTTGGTATATAGTTCTGGGAATATATTGACGGATTGGTGGTGATAAAAACAGTTCCCCTCTAATGAGGCGTTGCTTTTCAAAATCAAGTTTTTCAAATCTTCTAAATAGACTTGTCTTTCCTCTGTTCTGGATTCGTATTCTGATTTTATATGATCCATTTCAAATGTTCAAGGGTGTATATACGATAGATTATATTATTACTTTTATATACAAACTAATAATATTCTTCTATATGACAAGCATGCGATAGGTCCTATAGATATTCCTCCTCTTCTAATTCATTCGTACAATCTAAATAAGTATTTGGATCTTCGGCAGTATTAATCTTCTCGAAAAGCGTCTTTTTCCCGGTGGGTTTTCGCTTCGAAGGCGCAGAAGCCGCAGTTTTCTTCTTCGGTTTCTTCACATATTCTACTTCGCCACCGTCGTCGTCGTCTTCCTCTTCGTCTTCTTCCTCTTCCTCTTCCTCACTTTCGTCCCCATCTTCGACTACAAAATCGTCCTTCACATACCCCGATTTGGTTCTAGGAAGTCCGTCATCTTCATTATCTTCATCCTCTTCATCGGAATCTTCGTCGCCGATATCTTCGAACCCCCCGTATAATGTCTCATAGATCCCCTCCCAATCTTTAGCAGTGATCGATTCGGCGCCCTTTTCCGATTTACATGTGATAATACAATTACCAAAAAAGAGCGTATTATCAATGGGGGGCGGGAATTCGTATTTATTCTCCTGGTTCGCTTTCCCCGAGATTTTCCCATAGACGGATATTTTGAGACCCCCGTCGATCTCCCATATAGTATGGGATTTGAATCCCTCTGCGGTTTTGAATCCCGCTTTTTTATAGAGGTCCTCTTCTACAAAAGTTTTTACGTTTAATTCTTTAATGGTCCCTATTTTCTCTACTATCAATATTGTCGGCATTTACTACTTTAGAATACCACTAATTTTTATATTCTTTTGCATAAAATCTTATATATAGATAATCTATATGACACAACAGAAGCAATCAAAGAGAGGCGGCAATTGCGCATGTAACAAAAGCGGAGGTAAGCGTAAAAGCAGAAAAATGATGGGAGGATTTTTGAGTTGGTTATGGCAATCAAAGTCCCAGAACCAGAGTCAGGGCCAACAAGGCCAACAGAGCCAACAAGGCCAACAGAGCCAACAAGGCCTACAGAACCAGGGTCAACAGAGCCAATCAGGAGGCGCAAGAAAGAAAAAGGATAGAACGAGACGAAAGCGTTAATCAAATAAATAATATTTCTATATGTCCCATATGTGGATCATATTCTATATGACAATTTCGTTAATTATCATATATGTAATACACCAAACATGGTTATACCTCGTCGATATGTATACAGAAAAGAAGACGAATCGAATCATAGATAATCAAATAGAACATTATAAAGAAATGATCGAGAACCTATCAAATCATCCTATAGGACAAAACGATAGAATCGCGATAGACGACGACCGCGACGAAACCATGTCCCAAGATTTAGAGACATTTCTCAATACTCTTTCAAATACATAATCGAAAACCATATAAAAACATTTTATCAAAAGATGTATAATGCAAGGCATAAACGAGATCCCCCCAAGTCAAATACATACAGTAGTAGGGCGTATGCCCAAAATAGAACTTTCCTATGAGACAAATTCTCATAAGAAGGATGATCCGTCATATAGGATTGGTTTAGCCATACCTATCGGAAAGAAATATTACGCATGGATAACATATAATGAAGAAGGAAACCATGTGATCTATTTGATGGAAATAAATCGAGAACATAAAATATCGCGTGTCTTTTGGGTACCTTTCCAGCCATTAGGTGGGAGGTTCGAATTAGGGACGATTTTCTATACTACTTTAGTCGAGGGTTCCAATGGGAAATGGGCGTTTCTAATAGAAGATATTCTATATGACCGTGGCCTAGTGGCTAAATATTTCCTTTTCCCTAAGAAAATGATGGCGATATATAGATTCTTATGCGAACTACCGTCCGAGTTGGTACATTTTGCATTACCTATATTATGGCCATTATCATTATGTGATGATGTGAAAGGAGAAATCCCCGAGAAATGGTCAAATAGAATCGGTTATCAAGTCCATCATATTCAATATCGATGTCCAGATAGAATCGCCCCCTTTATCAATATATTTTTCAATAAACCGTCCATCTATATCGAAGGGAATTTAGTGACTTGTTCGAAACAGCCAGTTCGAGAACTTAAGGACATCGTGTCATATAAATGTAATTATAAACCGGATTTCAATCGACCTCAGTATCGATTAGCGACGACTTTCCTAGTGAAGGCCGATTTAGCCGCCGATATTTACCGGCTATTTGCATATGGGCGAAATAAAACGCGGGAATACTATGGGATCGCCTATATAGGGTCATATGAGACATCGGTTTTTATGAACCGGTTATTCCGTCATATAAAAGAAAATGAGAACCTGGATTTCATAGAGGAGAGCGACGACGAAGAAGAATTCGAGAACGTGGATCCAGAGAGATTCGTCGATTTAGAGAAAGAGGTCTTGATCGAATGTATTTTCAGCGCCAAATTCAAAAAATGGATACCAAAGAGGGTGGTAGAAGGGGGGAAAATAGTTCATATAGGACAATTATGCCGGGATTTTTAGATCCCTATCTACGACCTCTTTCAATTATTGTTTATGAAGGGGGGTATCATATCACGGGGTAGTATATATTTTCATATTATGTCTACACCAATCATTTTAACTCAGGCTTTTATAAAAAATGTATATTATCATTTTAATATAAGTGACGTATCAGGATTAAAAGTATCTAATTATGCAAATATACCAAATACATATGATGCTACTCTTTCAAAGAGCGGTCTTATAAATTCCGCGAATTATAAATACGGAACAAGTGCACTTAATTTGAAAACCCAGTATACAAGTGTACAAGGTGCAACACAAACCACAACTATTTCATTAGGTGGTTCTAATAAAAATGTGACAACTTTGGGTATAACACAAGAACAAAATAGAATAATATATGGGAATGGTTATGGATTATTTTATTATGCTATAAGAGATGCAATAACTGGCGTATGGGGCTCATTTACTCAAACATTACAAACTACATCAATCCCGTGTTATGGAATGAAAATATCATCAGATGGAAACCGTGTATTTATAGGTGGTGCTAATATATATTATTGTACTTGGAATGGAACAAATTATTCTACATTTACACAAATATCAGATAATACTGCAATTTCTGGAACAATAAGAGGATTAGATGTTACTACAGATAATTCTCGAATTATTGGTAATTCTGACTATGGTATTTGGTTCTCTAATTGGAATGGCACAAGTTATGATGAAGCTATACTTGCAAATTTACCGGGTAATTTGGATGTAGGTTGTAATGCGGATGGTTCTCGTATTGTATATAACGGTGGGTCAAATGGATATGGGACAGTTGCTACTTGGAATGGGACAAATTATACAAATCCACAAACAGTAACAAATTACTCTGTATGGGCAAGTAAATTATCTCCCGATGGTAATATTGCATTTTTTTCGTCCCAAACTTCTACGAATCCTACTATTTATATGTATTATTGGAATGGAACCACATATGTAAATACAAATATGACAGGTATATCCAGTTTTATTATTCCAATAACAACACCAGTTGGTGCTTTTTTCTTACCATTAGAATTCACACGGAATGGAACAAGTGTATATATGACTAGTTATATGGATGATAATATTTATGCAATTGATATTTCATATAATTATAATGAGACAACTAATTATGCAAGTATAGTACCTCAATATTTAACACTACCTCCTATTACCACTAATACATATGGGTTTTCAGTAGCAGGATGGGTCGCTTCTACTTGGTCCCCCTCGAATGCACCCATTTTCGATCTTGGTAACGGTGCGACGTCCAATAATATCATTCTTTCTATTGTTGGTGGTTATTTATCGGTAACAGTATATTCGGGTTCTACGAAATATACAAAAACAGATACGACCACGTTTATAAATACAAATCAATGGTATCATATAGGACTCACTATATCGAATGCTTTACCTTCGGTATGGACACTCTATCTTAATGGTAATGTGATAAACACTTTTAATTCAGGTACGATTTATCCAACAATAATGACGAGAACATCAAATTACATTGGGGAATCCAATAATACAGCAACAACACAACCGTCATTTACTGGATCAATAAACGAATTTTATATATTTTCGAATGTATTAACAACTAGTAATATACAATCGTTATATAATTCCCAAGAATTAATATCCCCGCCATCAACAAATATATCACCTAACCTAATACCAAGTAATTACAATGCGCTTATAAAAACACCTGTTACATATTATTATGATATTTGCGGGAATGAAATATATAACTCATTTTTTCCTATATCACTTTTATCTTCAATATGTCAAGTACCTTTTATAGGGAAAGCAGGGATACCTTATAATCCCGAATATATAAATACGACGATTAGTACACTCACATTATATTGGCCAGCAAATATGGTTTTCGATAGTACATATAATAATGCATATATATGTACACGATATGGTATGGTATATAAAATAAATATGTATACAGGATTAGTAACAGTCGTCGTAGGGAATTATACTACAGGTAATATTTCGAGTGTTCCTATATCGTCATATAATTCATTATTCAATTACCCTATTTCAGTTGCATTTGATCCGAGTAATAATTTCTATATTGCCGATCAAAGTATTGGTAAAATAGCGAAAATGAATTTACAGACATCGATGATTACAAATATAGTATATACGCCTAGTCCAAATAATCCGAACTGTATATTAATCGATTCCGCATATAATTTATATTATTCGTCGACCAACGGTATTTATACATTGAGTCTATTAGGTTCTCTACCTGCGACCACTGTATCAAATATAGATACCACGAATATTTTCCAGATGACTTTTCCACCAAATAACCAGACATTAATATATGGCGCAGCACAAACATCACCACTAACCATAAGAGTCTGTAATATACAAAACACTGCATTGTCATATAGTATTACTATGCCCACTGGTATTAATACAGGTTACGGAATCGACTTTGATACATTAGGTAATCTCTATGTGACATCGACTTCTACCATATATTTAATATCGAATACAGTAATATCTAGTATTAGTAGTTCGACCACTCTCACAGGTTCTCAAATAACAACCTTTTCAACGGGTATAAATGGCGTATCATATTCGGCAGTAAGATGGCTATCGATAGATAATGCGAATAATCTCTATATGACAGATACGGTTGGTTCAGTCATATATAAATTCGTAAATAATACTTATAATACGAATTATCTCTTACCGAATGGGCTAGATTTGGGGACCGCTTTCTTACCGAAATATATGTTAGGTGGTACAAATTCTCAAGTAGGAAGTTTCCCCATATCGAATTATGTCGTGGATTCTACAAATAGTCCTATAGAATATTATATAGAAGGGGCAACATATAATATCATTGATAATTCGGGGTTGGTATGTCATTATATGTTTAATTCTCAGGATATCAATGGACAAGTAGCAGCCAATTATGCTTCTGGTATTCCTATATATGACGCGTCTATGAGTGCTACGGGAATGGGATACCAGGCGGATTATATATTGGGGAACGGCTGTTTGAATTTGGTTGCGTCAAGTTCTCAATATGTCCAAGTGACAAATTCGACGATTACTACAACGGCTTGGCCACCCGCAGGAGGCCTGACATTTGCTTGTTGGGTAAATCCAAGTATATCGGGTAATCCTCAGTGGACACGTATTTTTGAGTTTGGAGTTAATGGATCAAGTTCAGATTCTATTGTAATGGCATTTACATCTACAGGTACTATACAAGTATGCGTATTTAATGTATTGAGTTATGTTTATAAGACAATATATCCTATAAATATAAATACGGGGACTTGGACTCACTTAGTATGGGTCATTAATCCGACTACATATTCATTTTATGTGAATGGTAAATTCTATCAGACATTGACAAGCACCCAGTATCCAAATGCAATTGCGAGAACATATTGTTATATAGGTAAATCTCTTGCGAATAATCCCTATTATAATGGTCAAATAGATGATTTCCGTATATATCAACGCGCAATAACGGCAACAGAGGCCTTCCAACTCTATAGTTTTAATGGTCTTTCTCTCTATTATAAATTCGACGCGGAAGACGTTTTCAAAGGGGATGGAATAAGTATCGCGAATTATGCATCGGGATATCCTCTATATGACGCATCGCTAACTGCTGTGAATACACAATTAAATGGAATATCTACCACATCTTCTATGGTAGGTACCGCGTGTCTCTGTCTTTCGACGAATTATGTTAATATACCCACACCGAATATTTCGACCAATGGATTTACCGTGGCATTTTGGATGAATACGACGAGTACAAATCAGAATTATCCTACATTATTAGCATTAAATGGTAATGGCACATATAATGTTTATATTTTTGTATCAAATTATGGAGGAACAAATTATTCAATCATGTATGAATGTAGATATAATGGTACAACGTCGAGAACATTACTATCTACAAATATATCGGTAAATGATGGTGTATGGCATCATATTGTTTTAACGAGTACTTATGCGGCACTAGGTTCCGCGACATCCAATATTCGAATTTATATTGATAATGTTTTGAATAATTCGACCACGACAGGATATTATCCAAATGCGGTGGGGTTAATCAGTGGTTCTACTATAGGCGGTGGTACACCGGTATATATTGGTCTTATAGATGATTATCGCGTATATAACCGAGTACTATCCCCCATGGAAATTACGGCATTATATACCTATACATATACTCCAAATAAATTGGCCGTGAATGCTATCGGTGCAGCCACATTCACAGTTACAACCCCCAAATATCCCGGGATTACAGCCGCGATAACGACCGCCCCAGTAGTAACACATACGGATAGTGTAACAAATAGTATCTATAAGACAGTTTTATCGGGGCTTTCACAGAATGTGGGATATGGTTATACATTCACATATTCGAATGGTTTGGTTTTAACGGGAAATACTACGTTATATTCAACACCCGCAGTTCCCACCCTCACAGTGAGTGGAAATACAACAACGGGCACAACGGTGACAACACAATCGTATTCGGGTGTAGCGACAACCGCCGCATATTTTTATGTAAATAATGTAGTATTCCAAGGGTCATATATAAGTAATAAATATACAGCAACAATAACAGGTTTATCAATAGGTAATTCATATCCAGTTATATCAAATATATTCAATAATTCTTCTATAGGACAAAGTAGTGGAACAGTTTATACATTACCGAGTGTACCAACTATTGCAGTAACTACTATTAATTCAAATTCTATCGTATTTACATTTACAAATACAGATACTATCGCACCATCGTCTTATAGTATAGTGATTAATAGTCAAACATTTACGAGTGCTACAAATACAGTTACCGCGACCGGATTATTACAGAATACGAGTTATTCTTATTATGGTTATGCATCAAATACAGCAGGTAATTCTGCGAATACGACTACATCAAACGTAACAACCATTTATAAAGCAACAGGAGGCGATACAATATATCAAGGTAGTGGTTATAGATATCATATATTTACATCTATTTCTGCAGCCGGTACATTCGCAACAACTTCAGGGATTCCTAGTACAACTTTTAATATTATTGCGGTAGGTGGTGGTGGTGGCGGTGGCGGTGGCGCTAACTTTGCATCAGATCATAGTTGTTGTGGCGGTGGTGGTGGTGCAGGTGCATATTATAATAATTCACTTACGGTAACGAGTTTAAATTTTAGTATTACGGTTGGGGATAAAGGAAGTGCTGGTAGGTGGCAAGGTATATCAGGTTCATTTGCTGGAGATACTATTATTTCTGGTACTAGTTCTGCAGGTCCTATAAGTTACACTATGAAAGGAGGAGGTGCAGGTGGTGGAGGACAAAATGGTGCAGCTAATCCTCAATTTTTATGTCCAGGATATAAAGGTGGTTCTGGTGGTGGTGGTGGTACTAATAATGGAGGTGCAACATCTAATGTATATGCAGCTGGTACAGCTAGTAATGTGACAGGAACAGGATATGCTGGTGGTAGTGGTATAGGTAATAAAACGGGTTCTATATTGTATTATAATTCAGGAGGAGGAGGAGGAGGTGCATTAAGTACAGGGGCAAATGGTATTTTTACTAATACAAACCCTTATGGTGGTAATGGTGGTTCTGGTGTAAGTTTAACTGTTTATAATGGTTCAACTCCAATTATATATTATTTATGTGCAGGAGGAGGCGGTGGTTCTTCATCTATAAATGTTGCGAATGGTGGTTTAGTCGGAGCATTTATGGCAGGAGGTTCAGGTGAATATATGTCAGGACATACGTCGACCGCTTCAGCTATAAGATGTACTGCACCTCCGGCAAATTGTTATGGTTGTGGTGGCGGTGGTGCGGGTGGTGCAACCCTATTAGTAACAGAAGGTCTCAATGCCGCGCCAGGTTCTCAAGGAATAGTTATTATTTATTATACATATCCATAAATATAACATAATATACTATATGTCGGCTTTAGGTAACGGTCCAGTCCCATATTACCCATCCGCACCCGGACTCATTCTACCAAATCCTGCGGCTAATGGCACCGGGGGCTTGACCCCTGTATACGAAAGTAACCAAATGGGTTATGTGAACTCGCATCCGATCCAGCCGGTAACGACGGGGGGAAATAAACGTAGGCGTAAGAGTAGACGAGTTCGACGTGGTAAAAAAAGTAATAAGAAAAGCCGACGAGGTAAGTTAAATAAAAAATAATTTCAGTTATGTCATATAGAATCTATTCTATATGACCTTTATTATGCATATTCGATGGCCTTTGTCTGAAGGTAAATCGTCTGGACATGGAAAAAGAAGTGGTACCAGACCCAATAGGGGTCTCCCGTGTAATAAAGCCACGAGGCCGTTTTGAAACAGCCATATAGGCTGGCTGATAGGATCTGTCCGAGGATAATATTGCTAATCTGCGTATGTGTCATATAGGTCTCCTGTTTTCTATATGCACCGCGAAAACCGTAGTATGCGAACCAGAAGAAGGAAATGGTACTGATAGTGAGGTCAAGGTCGCGAATAATGCCTCTGACGGGATTCAACCAAAAGAGGGTACTGATAGTGGCATTGACGAAGGAACAGGCAGATAGACCTATATGACCTTTTAAATAACCGTATATTCCGGGGATAGTGAAGAAAGCGGAAGATAAGACGAGGGGAAGAACTGTTTGGTTTGTCATATAGAAAATATTAGATGGGATATGTTTAATAGGAATTATTTATAAATTTATACCAGTGAAGATTTCACTTCGTATCTAATGGGACGCGCCCTTCAAATCAGCAGTGGAATCCGACCCTTGCTGAAATCACTTCGTATCTAATGTCCTGTTTTATTTCTTCAAGGGTTTAAAACGCCCATTTACGACGAAGTTAAATGAGTATCTTATAAATAATTCTTCATCAAATCGCCTAGACGATAAGATGATATTAATGGATTTGTATTATTTTTATGAAACGATTGAATTAGTTATATCTGTTACTTTGGGTAAAACATCTTCTTCATATACTCTGGATAACATGGCTTCATATTCTTTCATAAATGGTAGAGGGTCCATGGCTTTTATAAATTTATCATGAATGATCTCTTTATAACTATCAATTTGATTGGGGTTATTCACAAGTTCTTCTACCTTGGAAATATATTCTTCTTCACTATATGTGACTAATTCGGGTAATCCACATTCTAATAAAATAGACGCTGTAGTATTATGTAAATGAATATTCGGTTTTAAATATGTTACAACTGGTATAGAATTATAAAGTGCACTACATGTTGTCGTTATTCCAGAATATGGATATGTGTCCAATAGAATATCTATTTTAGAATATAATTCATAATATATATCTTCATCACTATATAATATTTGTGGAATAAGAATAATTCTATCTTTTGATATATCTAATTTATTTATATAAAAATCTAAACGTTTTTCAACATCATATTTAGCATTCAAAATAATCATTATGATTGTATTTGGACAATTTTTCATAATTGTTTTCCATGCATTTAATACATGTTTATTCGATTTTTCTTCGCGATTAAATGAAGCCAAAACAATTTGTTCTTCTGTTATTTTCGGTTTTATTTCATCTGACTGATAATATGAGCCATATAAATAACAACAACGTGACATACGAAGTAATTTTTCACTATAATATTGGGTTGTATTTTCTACGTCACATATAGAATCTGTGATTTTATAATCGATACAGGATAACCCTGTCGTATTTAAATATCCTATATATGTTATTTGAACAGGTGCAGGTTTATATGTAAATGCTTCTAATGAATTTCCTGTAGTATGTCCATTTAGATCAATCAAAATATCTATATTATGTTTTTTGATTAAATTTGCGATTTCTAATGAGGTCATATCATTTATTAAATAGTAAGTATAATCAAGATTTATAAATAAATCATCCGATGTATGTGGACTATTTGTAAATAAATAAATATCGAAATCCTCTATATTATGGTTTTGTAAAATGGGTAATATAAACATAGAAACAGCATGTTTTATAAAATCACTTGAAACATAACCTATTCTTGGTTTCCTATTTTTTTTATGAGTCATTTTTATTGGATCTTTTTTCATATAAGCATCATATGCATAATAAATTTCATTTGATATAAGGTCATATACAAAATTAGATGAATAAAAATATCTAGATAATATATTTGTATATATAGCATATTCATATTCTGTATATGATTGGTTCGAATTTAATATTTTTAAGGGTTCATAATCTATCAAATTTTTCTCATTTAATTTTGCTGCATTATCAAGTTGACCTAATTTTTCATATGTATTAATTAAATTACATGTACATTTTATGATTTGTATTTCGAGTTTTTTAGAATTATTCATCATATTCATCAGTGAAATCGCTTTTTTCAAATAATATAGCTGTTTATAAATCGATAGTTTATTAAAACATTCCAAATATAAAATAATAAATCGATAATCATTCAAAAATGTTTGTAAATTTTTATTTTTTTCCATTAATTCATATAATGTTTGATATTGTTTAGTTTCAATCAAACTATTTGAAAGTTCTATTACGTTTTCAAGATTTGAATTATTTAAACTATATGACTTTTTAAAATAATTTAATGCATTTTCAATATCGATATTTTTTAATTCGAATCCTATATAATAATATAAATCAGGACGTTTTGGGTATAATTCTACTAATTTATTGAAAATATCTTTTTTTGTTTCAATTTCTTTAACATGTTTCATAAGTTTAACACCTTCTTCACATAATAATTCTTCATTTTGATAATTTAAATTATTATTTAGGGTATATTGATATAATTTAAAAAAATCCATATAATATACATATTATATGTCTTTAAGTACAAATTATCAAATAAATGGTACAAGTTTTACAAATATATTTGATACGAGTGAACCTGGAGGTAGTTATATAGGACAAAGTGATATTGTAACAGGAATAAAAGATAATGGTACTGATATTGGTAGTTTAATAACGAATAATTTATACCAAACTATAAATATGAATACAAATTATAATTTTTCTAATAAATATATAATACAAAATCTTGCAATAAAATTACCAATTCCGGAAAATCAATGGAACAGTATTTCTGTTTCAAGTTCTGGACAATACATGATTGCAGCATTATTTATGATTTCATCGGGGGCTTATGGTGGTATTTATTATTCAAGTAATTCAGGAAATACATGGTCAAGAACATTAGAGGTAAATTATCCTAATGTAGTAGCACTTTCAAGTAATAGTGGTTATGCAATTGCAACTACAAACTCTTATGTGGGTGATACTACTACAAAAGGTATTTATTATTCTACTAATTATGGTTATACATGGTATTCAACAACATCAAGTATACCACCAACTTCGTGGACTGATATATCAATCACAAGTTCAGGACAATATTGTATTGCTTGTGCCGGCACCTATACCAATTCCAATTATGGTTTTATATATTATTCGAGTAATTATGGTATTTCATGGAATAAATCCGATTCACCTCAATACAATTGGGGTTGTTTACAAATTTCATCTGATGGTAGTTATGCGTATGCTATTAATAATAGCAATACCGTAATTTATTATTCAACCAACCAAGGAGTAAATTGGTTAACTAAATCTTCTCCAAACACAAATTATTATAATAATAAAATATCAACTTCGAGTACAGGAAAATATGTATTTATTTGCGGATATTATGGTTACGTACATTATTCATCCGATTCAGCTAATAGTTGGAATACAACAACATTAGGGACAAAAAATTGGAATAGAATAAATGTTTCATCAACAGGTAATTATGCATATGTAACTGAATACAATGGATATGTATATTATTCAAATGATTATGGATATTCATGGAATTCAATTAACAAAACAGAAAAATGGTCTAGTATAATAATATCATATAATGAAAAATATGTATTTGCATCCACAGGTAGTGGTGCTATGTATAATAATAATTCTTGGGTAAGTGAAATTGGTAATATTTATACTTTAAGAAATATAGATTTATGTAAAATATTAAATGTAAAACCAATGATATCAAATTTTACTCTAAATCGTTCAAATAGTGTTACTGGTAATTGGTTATCTATAGCAATATCAAGTGCAGGAAATTATGCAATTGCTTGTACACCTTCAAAAATATATTGGTCTAATGACTCAGGTGTTAATTGGACATCTTCGGCTAATACAGCAAGTAATTATGGATGTTTAGCAATGTCAAGTTCAGGAAAATATTGTCTTGCTTGTGCCGATTATGGTTATATATATTATTCTACTAATTGTGGAGTATCTTGGACTAGTACTGGTGTGACTAGAAATTGGAAGACAATAGCAATGTCAAGTTCGGGTCAATATGCAGTTGCTGGGACTTGGCCAGGAACTGTATACTATTCGACTGATTCAGGAGTAACTTGGAATTCTTCAACATCTAATATTCCAGTTACTTATTCTGTTGCAATATCAAGTTCAGGTCAATATGCAGTTGCTGGTTGTTTAAATGCTTCAAACAGTTATAATGATGGAGATATATATTGGTCAAGTGATTCTGGAAAAACTTGGGCAAAAGCGACTTGTACAAGATCTGAAAAATGGCAAGGAATTGCAATTTCAGGTAGCGGAAAATATGCAATTGCATGTGGTTTTGGTGAACCTAGCACATTTGGAATATTTTATTCTACTGATTATGGAAAATCATGGAGAGAGAGTGGTGCAGGAATAGGATATTGGACTTCAGTATCAATTTCAAGTTCAGGTAAATATGCAGTTGCGACTAATTCTTCAGGTTCTAGTACTCCTGCTAAACATATAGCATTTTCATCGAATTATGGTAGTACATGGACAACATATTTTACTTCAGCTTCATGGCAGAAAGCCGCTATTTCTAGTTCAGGACAATATACATTAGTATGTGATAGTAGTGCAAGTGGTTATATTTACTATATAACTTAGCGATCATTATCCAATTTAATCAAACATTTACCTATCAGTTTCGGTCTTTCAACCACTTCACAGACTCCCTTCTTCTTCGGTTCATATTCTACTTTCCAATCCCCTACACCACTACCTCCAAATCCCCCATATTTCGTCGATGGAATATACAATACCCGATAATTACATTTACGATAAAACGTCTTCCTCGTTCTCCATTGATTCTTAAATAAATCATGCATATCCACTATATCTACCACTATGGGATTCGAATGCCGTTCCCTCAAAATCCTCCCAACAGATTGTTCGATATCCGTCTTCGGTGTCGCCATAACCAACGTCGAAAGGCTCTTAATATCCAGGGCTTCTGCCGCCATTGCATACGTCGCTATCACTATCTGTTTCGTTTCCGTTTCTTTCAAGTCCGCCTCTTTCATCCCCCCTAAATAATATCCCGCGGTCGCAATACCCTTATGTCCAATAGATTCATAAATATATTTGAGTAGAGACCGGTTATGTGCTAAAACCATTATTTGATTTTGGGGATTCTCCGCAATCAAATCTGCAATTACCCTCACAATAAAGTCGGACCTCGGCCCATAGTCACATAGTTTGGATATCATGGTACTAAACTTCGGGTTCCCCCGGAAGTCATATTCCGTTTCAGCGAATGCTTCGTCTCGCGCGATATACTCGATTCCGCGTACCACAACTGGGTCCTCGTCTGCGCGATCCTCCTCGTAAATTTTGGGTCCGATAAACATATAAAGGATTTTGGTCAACTTATCTTTCCTCTCGACCGTGGCCGAAATTCCCAGCATATATGGCGTCACCGTTTTCAACAGGGTTTTCGAGAACTCTTCCGACCCTATACGATGGACCTCGTCTATTACTGTGAGACCGAAAGCATCGAAAGTGCCCGCGGGAAAATCGCGGCTATACATGGTCTGGATCATACCAATTACGACATCTTTCCCCTCGACGTCGAATATACCGCCTTGTATTTTCCCGATTTTGGCCCCCGGAATGAATTGCGCCGCACGTTCGATCCATTGGTTCATCAGGAATTCTTTATGGACTAAAATCAGTGTTTTCTTTCCTATAAGACTAATGATTTTCAGGGCCATGACCGTCTTCCCACGACCACAGGGAACTTCTAATATTGCTCCGCCACTTTGATTTGCCCAGCCTTTATGTCCTATAGATAAATCTTCTATCTGACCCCCATCTGAAATGGTATCCTCTTCTAAATGCTCTGCTGCTTGCAGTGCTGCTTGCGCTTGCGCTTGCACTGCTGCTTGCGCTTGCGCCTGTCCTATAGATAAATCTTCTATCTGACCTTTCGCACCCACATGTGTCATATAGATATCAATAATCTTATCTTGGTAATCGCGTAATGGTGCGGCGAATTCGACCGCGATATCCTCGCCCTCTTGAATTTCACTCCTTTTAGGCATTCCATATCGCGCAATGCCATAGAACCGGGGTACATAGATTTTAGCCGTATTTTCGCGATAAACGGGAAATGCCTCTACCGGCGGACCACCCATTCCCCCGAAAACATAAGGCCGCATCATGAGATCCTCTTTCAAAAACTCATATTCCCCAGGGGGTAAAATGACCCGAGGAATAGTATAGCCTTTTTTACCCAGGTATGCAGCAGCGCAAATCTGGGATTTCAATTCGGCGGTGAGAACATAGGCGGGTGGCCCGGGTTCTTTAATATTTTTTTTATATGACTTTGTAGCAGTTTTTGGAACACTCTTTGTTCCGGAATTCTTATTATAAAATTGTCGATAATTACGTTGCATTGTATGTCATATAGAATATTTAGGTTATGTTTATATCAATTTTTCTATATGATTCTTTAGAAAGGAAAGGGGGTTCCCTTGTAAAGGTTCCCCTGAAAAAAGAATGAGATATAATAATATATGGCATCCTTGAAATCATTAAAAGTATACGAAATCGTATTATTAGTCCTTTTCATCCTATATATCATTTTCCCTATTGGAACACCGGCTATAGTCGCCCCTGTAATGGATAGTCCTATAGGAATAATGATTCTATTTATCATAACGGTGGCCTTATTCTTCTATACCAATCCTATTTTAGGGATTGTATATATTTTCGTCGCATTCGAAGTCGTGCGACGAAGTTCTCGCGTCGTAGGTGTGAGTTCGCAAGTGAATTATGCGATCAATAAGCAATACGTACCGACCCAGGCGAAGAAGGACGAACAATTGGCGGCATATAACCCACCACCTATTATGCAGAAAACACTCGAAGAAGATATGGTCGGATCGATGGCGCCTGTACCACAACCTGGTGTCAATGGTCCTAATGAATATACGTTTAAACCGGTGAATGATCGGGTTGTAGGTGCATCCTTGGTTTAAGGGGGGGGGAATATACATTTTATAGTGGTCATATAAAATGTATTTTGTTATCTATTCATCAGATGTAGTTTCACCAATATTATCTTTTATCAAAAAAGAACCAAAAACATATCCTATAGAACCGGCAATGAAAAACATCGGTGCTGAAAATCTTTTTGTAATTGTCATCATAATCAATGGAATAAATAATCCTAATCCTATAAATCCTGCGATTGGTTTATAAATCTCTCCCTGAAAATTACCCAAATTTAAATTTAATTTTGTTAAGCTATAAATAGATTCACTTTTTGAAAGAATAATAAAAAGGGATAAACATATCATAAGTAAGATGATTATTGCATAATATGTATCATTATTATTACTATTTTCACTTCCAGAACTTACGGAAAATAATAATATATCTCCTACAAATAATAAAATGATAAAAATCAGAAATGGTATTGATGAACCGCTTCCATTTTTTAAATCATCTATCTCTCTATGTTCTACTATTTTTGCTGCAAAACCATATAGATAAATAAGAGGGATTGCAAAATATGATATAATCAATATAAAAAAGAAACTGACGAAATTCATCGCATAGTTGAATAATTGCGTTGACTGCAAACTTTCAGAAAGGGATCCTATAACCGGCATCACAATCTGGTTCGTAAATTCATTGGCGTCTTCTAATTCGTCGATTGGCGTACAATAGACCGGAATATCGGTCATCCCCTCCCGGATTTTATCCTCCGCCGAAAAAAATGAGGAGAACCCCTCCTCCTCTCTCATCCCCCCACATGGAATATCTTTTATATGACCCAATTCGGAGAACATGGTAGGGCCCACCGAGAACTGATCCAGTGCAGATGTCACATAGATTGGTTTATCAAAAATCACCACAATATCATTATATATGACACCTTTATTCTCATATAATGCGGTTTTTATTTCACCCTTTATAAGATTATTTAGATTCAATTCGACGGAGTCTTGTCCTATAATCAATTTATCTATTGGAGAGAGGGCACCGGATGTCGCTAGGGGGAAACAGGTATATAATTTGCGAAAGCCGTTCGTCGTGGGGTTATGCTCTATGACCATAATGGCTTGGTAGTCATATTTCGTGATTCGATCGCGGTTAGATCCCTGGAAAATATAGAGATTCGTGGCGATATAATTTGTATTGGACTTTGAGGTAGAGAGTGTAATATTGGGGATATTAGATGAATATGTGATTTTCATATAACCGTCTTTAATGGCATCTTTTTCGAATTCTGTCCTATAGATAGATTTATTGGGGTAATTATAAAAGACTTCGACGGTATTTTCTAAATCATTCGAGAACATATATAAATCAGTGTTATTTTTTCTCTAAAAAATATATTTGGTTAGATTTATGAGATCATCTATCAATTTTTTATCTGGATTACCGCCCTTTTTACTGCCTTTTTTATGGTCTTTTACGTATGTCTTATAATCAATATATGGTTCATATGGTTTATATTCATATTCTTTGGTAACGCCTTCGTTTTTTTCTGCGGATTCTGTGCCATCGCCATCTGATAAATTGCTAACATCTGATTCATCGCTTTTTGGTTCATCGCTATCGCCATCGCCATCGCTATCTGATTCATCATCTTTCTTATTTACCTGTTTCGAAATATTTTTCTGAACCTCTATCTGAACCGTATTTTGAACTTCTTTCTGAATCTTATTTTGTATATCTTTTTCTATATTTCCATCTCCGCCATCTCCATCTCCACCTCCACTTTTTTTTTCTTGCAATTCATCAGGAAGATTTTCTTGTTTAAATATTAATCCATGTGATTGTGTTTTTACTAATTTATTCTTATTATCAATATTACTATCTGTTATAATTACATTATAACTATTTTGGTTATCACTCTCATTAAATACTGTTTCTTTATCTTCCTTCTCATCTTCTTCATTATTTATAGTAGTATCTACGTCAAGATTATTTGTATTTTCATTATATCCAATAGAG